GGAAAAAGGGGGCTGTCTGTCCAGTTTCCCCTTTATGTATATTTATGCGAATTCTTGTATACCTATACACACTTAAGTAATATCATATACACTGCGTCTTTAATACTTGTATTATCGAATCGTACTAGGTTATGCTTAACCATATATACAAGCTTATTGAAGTCGTACTTATTTTTAGCATACCTTAGAGCATACATATTAAGTCCGTATGTGTCACTGGACAAGCTGTATGTTATAGGGTAGTTAGGTTCTATCTTATCGTCTATAAAGATTAGTCCTATCTCTTCGTTAAGCCATACTCCGAAGCGTCTACTATTGACTGCTATTGTAAACATATACAAACAGCGTCCACTTCTTTTCTGTACGAATATATCATTATCTTGTAAGTACTCGCTGTCTAATACATAAGCTCCGAATTTAGTACCTTTAAGAGCTTCTCCTAAGTTACTTTCTTTAACCATTCCTCTATAACCTTTATTTATGTAATTTTCTACTACATAAAGATTATTACCGTTCTTACCTTTCTTATACCAGAAGCGTGTATTAAAGTTTTTTACTCCTATATATGCATAATGAGGGTTATTAATTGTAACAGCATTTGCCATGGCATAAAGCTTAGTAGTGTCTCTGTTTCTGTCTACTGTTATATAAAGGTTGATTAGTTGGTTATGTTCATTTTGTAAGTAAGGTGTGTTACTCTTTTCTTTTTGGAATTCGTCATAGAAGATATTACCATACTCTAGGTAGCTATTACCTTTCATATTTTCCTGCTGTGATAGTGGTACGAAGAATATAAAGTCTTCTTCTTTTCCGTCTTTAGTTAAGTACCCTTTAACACTATTTTTAGTAGTTAGTTTAAGCTGGTTGTATTTAACTTTTAACTTAATGTCTGCTAAAGGGTTATTAATATATGCGTCTATAAAGCCGTTAAAGAATCCATATACGCAACCTTTACCAGCGTTCTTAATATTAGTTTTATAACGGCGTACCCAGATAGACTTAATACCTTTGTCTAAGTAATCGTCAATAGCTTTTTTAATTGCTCCTACAGTCTTTCCTACGCCTCTGTCACTTTGTATAAAATTGAAGTTACAGCTCTTCTTTTCAATTTCTTTAAAGTCATAAAATAAACTATGTTTAGCCATTGTACATTTTTCTACACATTTTAACGTTTAAAGTTTGTGACATTTCTTCTACTGTTTCTATAAATACTCCTAAGTTTTTATAGGTTAATGTCTTTCCGCTAGTATTAACTTGTGCTTCTCCTATGCATGTATTAATGTTTAGTACTCCTAAGTCGCTCAGCCAGCTGTCGCTTTCGCTTACTTTACATAAAATGTCTGGGCATAAGTGATTAAATTTATGTCCGAAGTTTGTATCTGTATAATATGGAGTAGAGCTTACGTAGTATATATAGTCGTTAACTTCGAATTCGAATCCTAAAGCTGTCAAGTCTATTGTTAACGTTTCTCCGTAATCTATTGTACTATTACATTCTAAAATAGCTTCGCCTGTTAAGTCTAAGCTAGCCTGTAGAGTTTTTAACTGTCCCTCTACATAAGTATTTTCTAAGTTATTATCGTAAATTCGTTTCATAATTCCTCCTTAATTTAATCTTACTAATTTGTAATCGTATGAGCCTGTAAAAGCCCGATTTACTATTAGGTTTCTTCTATCGGAATTGTTTACTAGTACTGTCTGTTGCATATATCTTGCTGATGAATATATACTCTCTTCGAACCACGAAGACTGCATAACTGCGAAGTTTGTACCTATTGACATTTCTATTCTATTATTAGACTTTGAGGTACCACCATGAGTTTCATTGAATATAAACATTCCATCCTTTGAAAATGAATGTGTAGTTAAAGGGCTCGAACCAGCACGCAAAATTTTAGTAGCGTGTTCTACTATTCCGTCTGTTCTTTTAAAAGCTATCGTAGTACCAGGATAGTTTAAGTTTATGTTAGAAAGTATTAAAGTGTACTCGCCATTAGTTAGAAGTGTACTATCTACTATTACTTGTTCTAAAGTTCCGTTAGTAACTGTTCCTGTAGTTACTACTTCGTAAGCTCCACCTCCTCCTCCTCCTCCTAAACTTGACTTCTTAACTTTCTTAAGTTTCCCTTCGTCTTCGCTGTCGTTAATAAGTAAATAGTCGTCGTCTATAGGTGTAATTTTATTTGTTACTTCGCTAAAGTCTTTGTCTACTTTAAGTTCTAGTAGTATGTCCGTAGCTGTTTTAGTGTAGAAGTTTTCTACGTTTAGTTCGTCCATTTGTGCTTGTAGAGTTTTTAACATTCCCTCTACGTAACTATTCTGTAAGTTATTATCGTAAATACTTGACATAATTTTTTTCTCCTCCTTTTAGTCTACATAATGAAGTAAGACGTCCTGTGCTACAGAGCTTAAAAACTCGTCTACAGGGTTTCCTATTTCATTTAGTTTCTTAATATCTTCTATAAAGCTTAGTCCATTTCTTCCGCTTGATGTTCTTGCTACTGTACTTTCTGCGGAGTTGTTATTCTTAGAGGCTGGACTTTCTGTTCCTGTTCCCTCTATACTAGGCTCTATAAACTCACTGTCGCCCAAAGCAGTGGTAGCTATATCTTCTTCCATACTAACTGTGTCAAATTTAGTAATATCGAAGTAAGCATTAAAAATTTCGTTATACTTAAATAAGTTTTTAAGCCACGAAGCTTTTAAAACTCTTGCCCAGCTAACAGCTGTACTTTGGTTAGTTTGCCTTTCTCCGTATCTATATAAAAATAGTTCTTCTAGTTCGTCATTTGTAAAAGCGTCTGTCTTTAAGGTGTAGTCGAAGTCGAACACGTCCAGAAGTTCGTTAATCTCTTTTACCATTAAGAAAGTCTGGTTACTGGTGTCTAATATACTTTCTTCCATTATAATTCCTCCTTAAACATATCATCTAGCTCTGTGTCTTTGTTTTTGTCTTTGTCTTTGTCTGCATTTTTTACAGCTTTAATTTGCTCTTCGTTATAGACTTCTGCATTAAGTTCTACTGTAATTTTACTTCCTAGCATTTTGTTAACTTCGTCTATAGCTCTTTCTCTATTCCTAAAAGCTCTATTTAACATATTTATTAGTAACTGATTATTAGCGTCTGCTTCGTTAGTAATTACTCTTTCTGCTTTGTCTATTGGACTAAAGTTAATTCCTAAGACTTCTAGTATGTCGTTGTGTATATTATTTCTATAGTCTCTTAACTCTGCTAAGTAGCTTGTAGGGTTTGTCTGTTCTAGTGTAACGGGTTCGTCGAATTTTTTAATAGAGCTGTCATTAATTCTGAATAAGTAAGGCATTCCTAGTCCGTGTTTGTTTGCCATATTTCTAATCTCTAATTCTTGATTAGCACTTCCAGAATAAACAATAGGCACTTTAAGAGCATTTATGTTTAAACGTTCTGCTAATTTAGCTTCTATAATATCGTCAATTAAATTATCAACGTAGAAGTTAATAGGTAGTAAGTCTATATTATCGAATATTAACACTGCGTTAGTTTTGTCTCTTTGTATGTTCACGTCTCCATTAGAAGACAAACAGTTAAACGCTGTAGGAATTGCGTAAGAGTTAATCTTATAACCTCCTACAGTCAAACAGTATATTACTCCGTTGTGTTCTGTCATAACTGCCATTCCATTATCAAAAAGTAACTTTTCTAAGAAGTCGTTAGGTATTCCGTATTCTTCGAAGCCCTTATAGTTGAAGCGTGACGTACTTATCATTCTATATTTTTTAGTATATTTTGTATTTAAACTGTTAATGTAAGCTATTTGTGATTGTACATTACTTTTATATTTTGCCATTATTCCTCCTCCGCTATTAGCGTCATTTCTACATTTTCTTTAGTATAATCTGATATTCCCCTAAAGGTTGTAGCGTCTCTGTAGTGCCAGAAAGTAGTACCTCTATTAAATATCTCTTCTATTCCGTGACGCTCTAATAAGTTAGTGTCTACATAAGAGTTAATAGTCTTAATGTAATTAAAATAATATCTGCTAGTATAATTTGGAATTTTTATGTCGTCTGTTTTGTAACCGTAAAGCGTCAGATAATTAAATAATCGTTCTTTAAAATTGTCTAATAACTCGTACCTAGTTTTCCTAGCGAATAAGTTATTTGTAACCTGTGCTAGTGATAAGTCGCCGTTAAATTGTTTAAGGTCGTCTGGAGTGTTTTTAATGTCTGCTTCTTTAGTAATTTGTCCTGCTATCTTAGTCCCTGCTCCTACAGATATTCCTGCAATAGCTAAACTTGCTCCCGCTGTAACTGGGGCTAAAAGAGCTCCTGTTACTGCTAGTCCTGTAGTAACTCCTGCTGTAATATAACCAGAAGTCCTGCTCGCTCTATTAGAAGATATATAATTATTCCAAGCGTCCGTTCTTAAGTTCAAATAGTTAGGTATTTGATTAGTAATAATATTTTCGCTATTTGTTGTAGCTGAAGTAGTGGTAGTAGTTGAAGCTGTAACATAATCTTTTAAAAACATTAAGCTTGAATTTTCACTAGAAAGGCTTTGGAAGCATTGAAGTGTAGTGTCTTCTGTCAAAAATTCGTTTTTAAGTATTATAGTATTAGTTCCATAATTTACACTAGTAAAAGCATAAGGGTAAGTCAAAAGCTTACTTTCATATTTCTCGTTCCTGTCGTTAGATATACTTATATCATTAGTAATATAAAAACTTGATAAGTCGTAAATAATTCTAGCTCCACTTATTCCTGCTGACTTTCTTTCTCTAATTTTTAATACTTGGTCTGTTCCTCCAGTTAATGCTGACAAGTCTTCGAAAGTCCAGTATAAGTCCGCCGTATCAATGTCTATGTTAAAGTCACTTCCTGACTGCACGCCTGTAAATTCTACAGGAGGAATTTTACTTATGTGCATAGTTATAACGTTTACATTTTCTCTAAGTGCGTTTACTATAGGCTGTATGTCTCCCATTTTTATATAAGTACTTACACTATTTTTATAAACGTGTACTCCGTTTACAGCTGCTGCTGTGTTATAAGGTACACAATAAATATGAAGTCCTATGTCTATTTTACCTCCGTAATCTCTGCAAGTAAATGGTAATGCGTTAACGTCTATCTTTTCCGTACAAGATATATAAAGCCAGTTTACGCTAGCGTCTCCTATTGAAAGATTAGTAGTGCTTTTCTTATATTCTTTTCCATATGCTAAATTCTCTTCGTTTAGATTAAAGATAGGCTCTAAGTCTGTGTCATTTATATTCCAGCGGTCTTCGTGTTCTCTTTGTACGAAGCATTCTTTAAGTGTATAGTCGTATTCGTAAGTAGTCATAATGTCAACGCTAAAGAATATTCTTACTGTAGACGCTGTTATATATTCTACTTTTTCTACGAAAGCGTAATAAGTCCTAGTAGAATTAGTTATAGATATATAGTTATATTCTTGTACTGTATCGTAGTTTACATCTGCTACGAAAAAGCCATTACTAATTTTAAAAGGTCTTACTGGAATATCACTAAGTCCAGCTATTGCTTTACTATTAAAAAATGCTGTTTTTAAAGTCTGTGTAGGGAAGTTTAAACAGTGTTCGTACTTGTTAGAAAGTCCTACATTTTCGTAATATGTTATTGTCATAATTTTGCTCCTCCTGTTTCTATAATTGTACTACATAAAAGTAAAAAAGTCAATACATATTATATTGACTTTTTTAATTATTTCTATTTATGAGGTGTACACTTGTTCGTAAATACCTGCCGAAGCACAAGCGAAGTAAGGATAACTAATAATTCTATCGTAATCGTAAGAGTGATTAGTATAGTGTTCTATAGGTTGGTTAATTACTCCCCACGCTTCTGTTTCGTAATAGTATATCATTTCTCTACTGTCTACTATGCTCCATACTGTAGAGTAATTTACTTTGTCTACTGCTGGGTTACTAGTGTTAAGGTCTTCGTCAATTAGTATAACATTTTTAATGTCTAACTTTTTGAAGTCTGCATTATAAGTGTCACTTAGTACGCTTTCTCGCATAAGTCTATGGTATTCCTTATTAATAAGTAGTACTTGGAAGTCTAGTGGAATATCATTAATAACTGCGTCTTTACTGTAAGCTGTGTTAGGGAATTGTAGGTCGTCACTCGCTTTGTTAATATCTTTAAATATTTGTTCTGCGAAGCTTACTTTATTTTCGTCTGTAGCTAAAGGGTTAGCAGTATTTGTATATTCTACTTGGTCTCCGAATAGGTCGTAAACTGTAGGAATAGTAGCTTCTCCATCTTCTACTTTAGGGAAGTAAAAGAGTTTGTTAGCGTTGTATTCGTCTAAGCTTGAACCGTATTTAATGGCTCCTAGCATACTAGCTAAGAAGTCTCCTAAAGTTTTGCCTGCCATAGCTTTTTTAAGTTCTTGTCCTCTGTAAGTTTGCAAATATTGTACGTGTTTAGTTAAAGTATGATAAGCCTTTTTTAGACTAGGGTTGCTAATTCTAAACGGATTATCTTCTGTTAAACTAAACTCTACACCTGCCACAGCTTCTGTAAAGCTTGTCTCTATTGTGTCGCCTAGTTCTAGCTTAGCTCTGAATTTGTCAAACGGGTTTTCAAAGCCGTCCGCACCTCTAATAATTTGTAGTCCTAATTTGTTAGTTAAATTTACGTATTCGTTGATATTTGGTGTATACGTAGCTTTAGGGTTTGCACCACTTGTAAAAATAGTGTCTAGTGCTGTGTTAGTAATCATAATTAATCTTCCTCCTTAATGGTTTTTAATTCTTCGTTAATTTCTGCTGTTAATTTTCTTTCTTCTAATTTGTCTCTGTTTGCCTTACTAACAATAACCTTAACGGCTTTGTCTTGTAAGTCTTTATAGTTAACTGTGCTATCTTCCTCTAATTTTTTATTAGGTTTAATAACCTCTTTGCTAGTAATTACATTTGCATATAATTTACTGTTAGCTTTAACTAAGTCGTTATTAGTTTCTGACAAGCTTTTGTTAGTTTCCTTTAGCTTCGTCATTTCCAGAGATTGAGCTTTTACTTGTTCCTGTATTTGTATTAGAATTTCCGCTTGCTCCTCTGCTGTCTTCTTTTCCGCCATTTTCTAACTCCTCCTCTATAGCATCTTTTAATTCATCTGTTGTAGTATGTACACTGTTTAGGATTTTTCCTAGTTTCGTGTCTGCTGATATTCCCTTTCTAAGAATTCTTGTTACTACTAATATCATTTCTAAAATAGCCGTAATATTAATTAGTGTTGTAAGTACTTCTGTAGTATGTATGTTTAGCGTATTAACTAAAAGTAATGTAAGCATTCTGTGCCTCCTGATTAAATATAAAGCTTTGCCTTATACTAACAGCTTCTCTAAAACTGTAGTCTAGAAGGGTACCTTTTGAGTACAGAGCTTCCCACTAGGGTAGTATAAGGACTTGCTTTACTTTATCATTATACACTATTTTTAATAAAAATGCAAGTTAAAATTATAATTTATTAAAATTTCTTTTTTGCTAGGTTTTCGTGTTTTGTTAACCATTGTAAGTTTATTAATTCGTTATTATGTGTATCTCCATCGATATGGTCACACTCTAACGTGTCCATATTTTCTATAGGTCTAAAAGTTTCTAGTACTAGTCTATGCACTAATTTTTTAAATTTAATTCCGTTAATGTAAAAGTTAACTCTATGGTATCCGTGTTTAGTTATATCTTGGCATAGCTCTTTACTTTTGTAAAGTCTAGTTACTCCGTTCTTACACACTAAAGCTCTTCCTATTTTAAAAATTTCTCCTGTTTCTGTAGCGTAGTGATTGTCGCTAAAATTTAGTAATCTACATTTCATAGACAGCCTCCACTTTTTTAACTTCTTCTTTAACTTCTTCTACTACTAATTCGTTATTCTTATTAATAATAGCTTGTATTTGTATTTGTTTTTGCTTTGTCATAATTCCTCCTAACGTTTTTTAATTTTGTAAGTAGTCTCTATAAGTTCTACTCCACCTTTTATAATTTTCTGTTGAAGTTTCCCAGAATACCTCGCTCCCTCTTTAAAGTTTTCGAAGTTTATAGTCTGTCTAGCACTTTTAGGAAGTCCAGCTACTCTTATTTTAATATTTTTCTTTCCGCCATCTGTAGTCTCACATATATAAGTTTTAGCTCTTAGGTATTTAGCTTTTGTATAGTTACCCTCGAAGCCCCATTTACCGAATAGTGTATCGTGTATAGCTAACTTAGGTACTTTCCATCCTGTAAAGTGTATGCTATCTGTATCACAATATAAGAAGCGGTCGTAATTGTCCTGTATTACTGTCATAAGTCTAACTCTAGCATAGCTAGTAATAAAAGCACTTACTGGAAGATATACAGGTTTTAGCTCTTGTTTTTCGCTAAGTGTAAAGCATAGCTTATCGTCTTCTAAGTGTGGAATTTTAACGTAGCTATATTTCCTAGTCGCGAATTTTCCGTAAAGGCTGTTAAGCATTCTCTTAGCTATAAAACGCTTTCCGCCTGTAGAGTTTTCTTTCTCCTCTTTCCATTCGTATATATAATTCTGGAATAGTCCAGCTTTAGCTTTGAATTTATAGCCTCCGTAAAACTCTATAAATGATATGTCGTAGTGTTTCTTAAAAACTTCGAAGTCTATACTGGTAAGAGTAAGAGTAATTATTCCGTTACTTTTTGTGTAGTAGTTATTAGTATAGAAGCGTCCATTACTCTGGAGTATTGTTGGTACGTGTTTAGGCTTAAGCTTAAATTCTGCATTGAACCTTATTACGTATAAAGGATACTTCTTATCTTCTGTATATTCGCCCTCGAAGAATTTAGGTATTCCGTGCGGTAGCTTATCGTAAAGCATACAGGCAGGGTACATACTGTTAACGTCGTAGCTACAAGATTTAGGAATTAACTTACCTTTTATACTAGGGTTACAATAAGTAAAGCCTCCTCTGTAGCTATCTCGTATAAACTCGTCTTCTTCGTCGCTTATTTTTGGGAATAATATAGTAAAGTAATTTACATTTACACTATACTTGTAAGAATTTAAAGCGTTACTAGCTAGGGTTAATTTTGTTAGTCCTTTGTCTCTATAGAATTTTATAGCTTTTGCTATAATCTCCGTGTCATTGAAGACATACTCCATCTCCTCTCGTATTGGAATATAACCCTCTGGTCTGGACTTCTTGTAGTCTATTACTCCTTTTTTAACGTCTAACTTAAAAGTAATAGCTATTTCTGCTGCTGAAAGTGGAATTAGTTTTAGACTGTCCACTACTGTGACGTTACCTATTTTTATCATATACCACTCTGACATACTGCCTATCAGGGTAAAAAATTTCTTTTTCTTTTTGTTAGGTTTTTCGTCGTATTGCCAGCCTATTTTTAAAAGGTGGTTGACTAGGAAGTTACCGTCGTAACGTAAGTTATGAAAGTAGACTTTCTGTTTAGTTTTAATTGATAGAAGATAGTTAGTAAAATCTGCAATATTGTAAAAGCTTGTATGTTTGTCTTCTTCTAAACAATAAACGTCTGCCAGCCATACCTCCACTCTATCTCCCCTTTTAATAGTCTCGAAGTCTGCTGTTATTATTAAATTGTTTGCCATATCATTTCTAACACTTTGCTTATTTCGTTTTCGTAATTATATTCAATATTCGGCACGTCTTCGAAGAATTGCTCTAGCTGGAATTCCGTTAATGTTTTAAGCTTAGCGTCAATGTTATTGACTTGTTGATAAAGAGAAGTCTTGTTTTTTATTCTTGTTGAATTAACAGCTGTCCTTAAACTTTGGACGTAATTTTTTCTGTAAGTTGCTACTCGATGTCTTAACTTTCTAGATAACTTTAATTTAGTAGTTCGTATCTGGTTTTTAAAAGTCTTTTTACTTCTTATGTCTTTTATTTTTTGAGGCGGGTTAAATTCGTAGTAGTTACGCTTCGCAGTTTGTTTAAGTCTTTCTGGACTTATATACTTTTCGTTCTGTTCCTTTAAACGCTTCTTAGCTAAGTATCTCTGTTTATCATAAAGTGACTTTCTTAGTTTCTGGTACTTCTCTAATTCGCTTTTAGTGAACCTTACGCCGTACTTGTTAAGCTTTGAGCCGTAGCCTACACTTTTTAGTTTTGCCATTGTTCCTCCTTCAAAATAAAGAGGAGCTGTTAAGCCCCTCTACATTTTAACTAAAATATGTCGCCGTCTACGTCTGACTTAGTAAAAGTACTTTGTACTGGTACTGTATCATTAATAGCACTTACCCATAGAGTAGGGTACTCTCTATTAGTTGCTATGTTCCAAGCGTCTAGCGGTACACTAATTATACTCTTAACTGTTGGAAGTGGTGTAACCTCTTTTCTGAACCTACAGTCCATTAATGAGCCGTCTTTTTTAACTGCTCTGTAATAATTAAAGTCCTTTCCCTCTTTTGTTGTTCCTTTCTTTACTAAAATAGTAAACTCTTTTGCTGTAATTTCTTTAGACATTTTTTATGTCCTCCTCTTTTTTATTTGTTTTAATTTCTAATTTTTCTAGTAACTTAGCTTCTTGTGCGTCTTTGTACGCTTTACAGAAGCTGTTAGTACTTGGTGTTAATTTCTTAGCCATAATAATTATTCTCCTTCTTCTTTGAATTTTTTGTTAGCGTTAGCCATTGCTGTACTTAAGTCTTCTTGTGTCTCTGCTGTTTTAAGCTCTTCTAAAAGACTTTCTGCTACTGATAAGCTTTTGTTAGTGTCTGCTAGGAATTTCTCCTGTCTTTCTGCTAGTGCTTCTTCTGTAACGTTTAATCTGTCTCTTGCTATAGCTTCTTCTAGTTCAATTATTTTAATTGATATAGTGTGTTGTACTTTAGTCATAAGCTCTTTATAACCTCCTTTTTAGAATTAGACCGTAGCCTTGAAGCTTACCTTTTTAAAGGTAGAAGCTCCACTGGTGGAGGGTTTTTAATTCTTGCCCTCCCACGAATACTATTTAGTTTGTGCTAATAAAGTAGCAAAAACTTCTGACTGTAGGTTATTCCTTTCGGCTTGATATATTTCGATTTCGTCATATATTGGGTTAGTTACTAAAGCTTTTCCTACTTTTTGTTCTGCTTGTCCGTACTTATTAATTAAATTCTGTAAGTCGGATACTTCTCGATATGTCATATTAATTCTCCTTCTCCTTTGAATTTTTTGTTAGCGTTAGCCATTGCTGTACTTAAGTCTTCTTGTGTCTCTGCTGTTTTAAGCTCTTCTAAATGACTTTTTGCTACTGGTAAGCTTTTGTTAGTGTCTGTTAGGAATTTCTCCTGTCTTTCTGCTAGTGCTTCTTCTGTAACGTTTAATCTGTCTCTTGCTATAGCTTCTTCTAGTTCAATTATTTTAATTGATATAGTGTGTTGTACTTTAGGCATATTCTCTTTATAACCTCCTTTTAGAATTAGACCGTAGCCTTGAACCTTACCTTTTTAAAGGTAGAAGCTCCACTGGTGGAGGGTTTTTAATTCTCCTCCACTAAGTCATTAACTAATGCTTCTACATTGTCTAAAGTTATATATAATTCTTGAAGATCTGTATACCCTGCGGTAGCTAGTTTATAATAACCGTGTTTATAGTCAGCTACTAAGTATTCTAAATGTACCTGTAATGTCTCTAATCTTGTAACTGCTTCTTGTATGGCTTGCTCTAATTCTGTTTGTTTGTCTTTGTTTAATTGTCCCATAATTGCCCTCCTTATGTTTTAACGTTTGTTAACTTCTCTTATATTGTACTACAGACTGCCAAGTACGTCAAGTAAAATGATAAAAAAAATATCAATGTAATTTTATACAAGAATTCGCATAAATATACATAAAGGGGAAACTGGACAGACAGCCCCCTTTTTCCAGTCTATAAA